TCAAAACGCCAAATCGGCGCCCACCTCGACATACTTGATCTTCTTTTCGTCGTGCCCCTCCTGATAATGCTTCGTCATCTTCTCGTCCGCATGGCCCATGAGCGCCTGGATGTACTCCTGTGGGAAGTTCTGTTGCTCGTACAGCCAGGCACCCAATGCGCGGATCTCGTGAAAAGTGGGGCGCTCTCCGGCCGGCACGTGGTCATAGGCGTGCGCTGCGTCCCTGGCCTTGCTGAACTCCTTGGTCAGGTAGTCCGGCGTTACCGATGTCCAGTGATCCTTGGCGTCTATCTGCTCCCGCCTGCGGGCTTTGGGCTTGTAGTGGATCAGGTAGGGCGAGGCGAGCGGTGATCGCAGGCACTCTCCGACCACCTCCCGCAGCGTTGCGCCCATGGTGATCTTCAGGTGTACCGGGTTGTCGTAACCCTGGGTTTTCCCTGGCGACACCGTGAGCGTGTTCTTTTCCATGTCCGCAGCAGACTTCAGCCAGGTGACGATGTCGTCCCGGCGCTGAAGGCTGGCCAGGGCCAGGCGGATTGCCCGCTTTAGCCATGGCGGCGTTGTTGCGGCATTGATGATCACCTTCAACCCGTCGAGCGTGTGACGCTGGCGCTTTTTCTCAGCCTCCTTCTTCACCAGGGTAAGTTCGGCGTTGTTGCGTTCGGCCAGGCCCTTGGCCACTGCGAACGCGAATATCTGCACCCACAGCCCGCGGTGCTTCGTGTAGGCGTTGTTGCTGAAGTTATCCAGGTACTCGGCCATGGCCAGCACATCTAACTGGCCTATCAATCGGTCGCCCAGGTCCTGCCGGTACCGCTCGAGCTTGAACTTGATCTCCTCTAGGGTGCGGGCGGCGTATGAGCGGTTCGGCAACCAATCTTCTTCGAAGCGCGTCAGCAGGTTGCTCACGATCGGTAGTCGGTCGCCGGTCAACACCGACAGCAGCGAGCCGTCATCTACGACCAGCTCGGCCATTTTGAGGTTGGCTGCCCGGGCCAGCTTGATTGCCTCCTCCAGAGGGCGGTTGATGCTGGTCATCACGCCCGTGACCGGGTTGCGGTACCGCCAGTACTTCCCGTTCGGGTAAAGGTTTGGCGGCAGCTTCCTGTTTTGCAGCGTGCGGGGACGGGCAGCCATCACCCAATCTCCAGCATCTTGGCCAGCAGAGGATCACTCGACCCCATGACCGCCGCCTGCACGTCGACGAAATACATCCCGCCCTTTACCTCTCCAATCACTTCGCCTTCCTCAATCCATTTCTTCAACTGCTGCAGGCTCGGCTTTCCACCGACGTACCGCAACTTCCTGTATTCGCCGGCCTCCATGAGGCGCGGCAGCTTGACCGTAATTTGCGCCAGGACTTTTGCCATACCTACCTCCCGCCCACCGTGGGCCGCGCTGTCTTGATGATGTGAATCGCCAGGCCGAAGCTGATCAGCAGCCAGGCGCATGTGCCGGCGAAGGCGTAGAGCAGTGCCTCGGTGGTGCCGGTGTACAGCAGGTCGATCCCGAGCCAGCCGAACCAGCCGATGGTTCCTACCAGGTACAGCAAAGCGCCCAGCAGTATCAGGGTGAGTTTCATAGCGAACATGGGGTGTCCTTGCCGCGCTGGGCGGCAGAAGGTGGGTTGGTAGGGTCAGGCTGTTGCGAACAAATCGATTTGCGGTACCGGCGTGTCGCGGATGGCGATCGCTTCGTTGATTCGCTGGCTCGCGGTCACGTAGATTTCGCGGTCCTGCTCGATGCCGATGAACCGCCGACCCAGCTGCATACAGGCCACGCCGGTGGTGCCGCTGCCCATCGTGTTATCCAGCGCCACCGAGCCGCGCTGGGTGTAGGTGCTGATCAGGAACTGCATCCAGGCCACAGGCTTCTGCGTCGGGTGAAAGCTGACGGCCTGCTTGTCGCTGGAGAAGAACTGCACCGAGCGCGGGTACCGCTCTGTCGAGTCGTATTCAGTCAGGGCCAGGGCCTTTCCGTAGCACTCGGAGTTGACCGTCTTGCGCTTGGCCGTCTTGCGTTCGTGACCGCTGGACATTTGCGGGTTGTAAACCGGCTGCTTGCGATAGAAAACCTGGGCGCTTTCGTGAGCCCGAAGCGGTTGCTTCTTGGCGTTGAGAAAGCCGGTGGCGTTTCCTTTCTCCCAGATCCACTCATACCGATAGAGCTTCGGGTTGCTCGCTACCAGCATCGACGCGAACGGCTGGGCCGCGCACAATACGATGGCCGCCTCTGGCTTGGCGATCCGCAAGTACTCACGCCAAAGCGGCTCGAGCGGGATGATGGTGTCCCAGGCGCATTGCGTGGTGCCGTATGGCAGGTCGGCCAGCACCATATCGACGCTGGCGTCGGGCAACTGCTTCATGACCTCAAGGCAGTCGCCAAGATAGAGCTGGAATTCGCTCATGGTGATACCTCGCCCGCCGCTCACCGGCAGGCATGTAGGGGGATTGGGGTTAGGAGTTTTTGCGTTCTGTAGGGGAGGGCGGAAAGCTGAAGTAATGCCGGCTCTTGCCGGTGTAGCCACATTCGCTGCATCCCGCGGATGGGCCACAGCTGCAGCCGCCTTCACACCCGCAGCTGCACCCAGAGCAATCCAAGGTGCACCAGCTTTCCTGCTCTACCTCGCCTTGCTGGCTGATCGAGTAGTTGACTCGACGGTCCAGGCGAAAGCCGGTGATCTTTTCAGCATCCTCATAGGTCGCCGGTACCGCGCGGAACCCATACTGGGCGCGAGGATCATCCACGAAACGGCGAACAGTTCTCATGGCCTTGGCCCCTTGTAGATGAATACGTAGGCGAACCAGAGGGGGGCGATCACGACTTCCTGCTCCGGGTGACATCCTCTTCGGTGACGATGTGCGGCGTAACGTCCTTGATCGTGAAGAACTCTGGCTGGCAATGTTTGCGCGCCCAGGCTTTCAGCGGTGCTAGGGCTATCTGCAGTTCTGCCTCGGCCGCCTTGCTTAGGTCTGGATAGGCATCAACCCATTCTCCAGCGTCGCTATCGCAGGCGTTTTCATACATTCGCTCTGTCACATCGTTGGCATCTGGTAGGAAGCGGGCGGGGTCGTCCTTGCACACAATCCCGCGATATACAGTGCCGCCTTCGTAGAGGCCTGCCCTGTAGCTGGCCGGATGCCCGTCGCCATCGCTGTCGTGGCCGTAGTTGTCCTTGAGCAGTTCGTCCAGGCTGTCGTAATCCCAGGAGCCGTTTTCGCCGTCAAGCGACCACCTTTCACCGGTCACGACCGCCTCATAGGCCGGTACCGAGTTCGCGGCAGCTATTGGTAATGCCGCCTTGAATTGCTTGAGGTACTCAGACGGTGTCGACCCCCAGCTATTTACCAGGCAGTCGTCATCTACCGGGTGACCTGCGTCTTCTGGCTCGTCAGATGGCTCGCCGGGCACCATAAAAAACTCGCTCTCAACTGCGTGCAACAGATCGGAGAAGCGCTTCGTGTTTTCGATATTGACCAAGAGGGTCGACAGCTCATGGTTTGAGCTGAGACCGAACACGTTGTAGATGCGGGCCAGTTCTGGCTGATGTTTAGGCATGACGATACCTGTCCTTGCCGCTATAGCGGCTGACTTTGAAGGGGGAGGGGTTACAGATTGTCGCAAGGAGTACAGGCGTACTCTTTCAGGATTTGACGCCCAGCATCTTGTCGATTGCGGCGTTGTGACCGGTGACGTACTCGTAGGTGTGCAGGCCGTCGGTCATGACCAGGCGCTCAGGCACCACCGGTACCGGCGCGAGCTGCTCGGCGCCGAACGCCAGATACGAAACCCACAGGCCCTGCATATACTCATCGGCGTAACCGGTGCGGTCGTCGCCGCGGGCCAGGGATCGACCATCGAGGAAGCCGTATACCGGGTGCTTGGTTGCCATCACCCATTTCTCGAAACGCTCGCGCTTACCTTCTGGCTGTTCGGTATGGCGAGGGGACAGCAGGTCAATCTGCTCATCCGCTGCGGTCAGGCTTTGGCGCGAATCAGAAAGTTCGTTGTGCAGCTGAGTGAATGCCGATTCAACCCGATACGAGATAGGCCCCTTACCGACATGCTCGGCCCATTCCTTTTCCTCAATCATCAAAGCCATGCTCTTGCACCGATCAAGTTCGTCTTCCGCTGCGGTCAGCAGGGCTTGCAGGGCGTCTGCGCGGCGCCAAAGGTTGAAGTCTGGAACCGGCTTTCCGGCCATGCGGTGCTCAATCATGGCCCAGACAAGCTGGTACTCCGGCCAGTCAGATTCGACGACAACGCATTCGCGGCGAGGCAGGTGGGATAGCAGCGAGAACATCGGATCAACCAAGGCGCTGCAATACGCGACAGGAACCTTTTTCAGGTCACTACGTTTGATGACGATGTAACGGTCTTCGCGCTTGAAATCGCTCATACAGCCTCCCTCGTTACCAGATCATGGGCATCCACAATGGTCATGCCGATCTTCCCGGTTCCCTTGCATGAAGCACAGATAAAACGGTTGTTCGGGTGCGCGCTTGCTCCTGCCAGCCAGTAATGGCCGTCACCTTGGCATTCCGCGCAGTTCTGCACAGCACGCCCGGCGAACTCATCAGCGGTGGGTAGATCTTCCAGGCAGGCGAAGATAGGTATGCCCAGCTCGCGGGCGCGGTGCACCTCGCCCAGGGTGCCGGCGCTGTATCGCCAGCCATTGACCAGGACAACCGCATCACAGCGCTCCATTAGTGCCAGGGTGCCGTCGAGAAAGAACTGGTCTTGGCCTGGCAGGTCGTCATCGAAATGCGCAGTGTTGGTGTGCGGGCAGAGCGGGAACCAGCCAAGGCGGGCGGTGGCAACTGCGACGGACCTGGCCACAGCGATGTTATCGGCGATCAGTTCACGGGTTGCCGCGCGGTAGGGGCCAGCCACGTAGACGACAGGGATTTTCTGTTTTGTAGGCATGGAGAGTCCTTGCCGGGCCATGCCCGGGCGGTGTGGTGCTACGATGGCCCCTTCCTCTAGATGGGCTGGACCATGACAAAGCACGATATTTACGATGAAATCGAAGGCTTTCAGGTATGGAACTACATGGAGTGCGACAAGGACGAGGAAGGCCGGGAGACCTGGCGTATCAACGTCGAGGTGAAGCGCGGTAGTGAAGTGGTGGTGCCGGTTGTTGCTGGTGACCGAACCTATGCTGACCGTGGCCTTGCGCAGGCTGCTGGGCGCGAGGTTGGGGCCAGGAATATTTTTGACCACGGGTTATAGGTTTTCTGTAGGCATGGACATATCCTCGTAACTCTCAGCTGGCCTTAAAGGATAAGTAGATGGCGAAGTCGAACTGGTGGAATAGGAATCTTCAGAAAATTGATAACTCTGAGTTCAAATCCAAGCGGGATGCAAAAAAGCAACTCAAAAAAAATTCGCGAAAACAAACTTCCGAGCTGTATCGCTACTTTGAAAATGAGGAGCATGCCGCTGCTTTTGTCAAAGGGGATATATTCATAAGTACTCTGAAACGGTGCCGTGAGTATGAGGATCCCTTGCAGGGAGATCGGGAAGAGGGGTATGAGCGTTACAACACTGGTCGCAGAATAACTGGGAACGGATCAGATCCGGCCTTTGTCGCCATGGCCGCCAAGGCAGGAATCCGTATAGGGCCAGACGTTGTTGGTGTGACAATCGAGAATAACGAGCGAACTACGTTCTTGCATGATGCATATGTGCTTTGTACTACTTTAGGTTTTTCAGCAGAAGACCTTACTGAAACGTTCGGTAAGTATTGCGTTAAAATAAAATCCATAGAAAAATTTCATGCGGCAATTACTGAGTCTCTAGCTTTAGCTACTCCAATTTCTCAGTCCGCTAGGGGGGAGATTATCTACAAGGAGCGCTTCTACAAGGAATGCGAAGATAGTCCGGGACTCATTGGTTTTGTTAAACCGCCCGATAAGTATGCGGCTCAGAAAGAGTACAGGTTTTTATGGTACGTTCCTGTCGATGTCGAGATATCAGGTCTGGTTGTCAAGTGTCCTGATGTAGTAAATCTAGTAACCAGAATCAGATAGACAAAGCAGTTTAGCACCTGGAATTCGGGATCGTGTTTTTGCCGGCTGGCGTGATTCGTTGATATGGGGTATTACGGGTGACCGGCATGGCGCCGGATTTAAAGGGGGGCTTGATGCACAATAAGTTAGGGCTTACTGGACGATGTGGCTTTGCGCTTCTTGGGATATCGGTCGTGGCTCTGCCAATTGCTTATCTTTCTAAAGCAATCGATTTTGGCACCTTCAGTGCTGTCGCGGTCTTGTGGTTGCTCGTTTCAGCGGCCTTAATTTTTGGCGATAGCATCACAGAGATCACTCTTTGGAAGGCGTCGATTAAGCGCGACGTGAAAGCCACGAAAGAAGCGCGGGATGAGGCTGAAAAAATCCGCGACGAGCTGCGAGATCTGGCAAGAATGGTTGCTGAGCAGTCCTATTTGCTCGCATCAGTCGGAGCATATGCAATGGGGGCGGAGCAACAAGCGCGAGAGCGCCTTGAAAAAAACATGAACGATTTATCAGAGTTTTATGCCTCAGATCCTGATAAACAAAAGGCATGGTGGAAAGACCTAACCTCAGTATTTGCACATCGTGAATCAGGCCAATGATTGCTTGATCAAGCCTCTAAGCCTGTTTTGGCAAACCGCTCAAGCTGTCGCGACTGCTTTTCAGATACGACTATTTCAGGTCGCGACATGTTTGCGAATCGTGCCGTTTCCTCGGCGGGGGCCGCTGCCAAGTTGATCAGGAAGGTGGACACCGTCTCCTGCCACTCATCAAAGTCGTGGCGTTCGCCCAGCACCTGAAGTGCATCATCGAGCGCTTTCGAGACAATCAGCGTTCGCTTCTCAGCGCCGATCCGTTCGAGCAGCGCCTTCTCTTTCGCGCGCTTGTCCCGCTGGATCTGCGCGTTGTCCTTGGCCATGGCCTACCTCTTCGATTTCGTGTGCTGACAAATCAAGCCATGCCTGCCGTCGGCGTTGGCGCACCTGGTTGCTGATGCGCCTCATGGGGTGTCGGCAAACTTGAAGCCGTTCTCCTGGGCGATCAGCGTAACGCGCTTGATGTGCATGCCCAGGTTCTTCGCTGCCACGCTGGCCACGACACCCTTGGCTGCTTCGGCGCGTACGGACGGTGCGAGCTTGTCGCGCTCTTTGCGCAGGCGCTCATGGTGGGCCGTGGTGCCGTTGAAAGGGCCATCGACGCCAACACCGTTCGGGATGACCTGAGCTGTCTTGCCTGATCCGAAGAAGGCGTCCAACTGCTGGTTCAGCTCGTCGATGATCGAGCGCCGTGGATCCGGCATTGGTTCGCCGATCATGGCTGCGCACCGTAGTAGGCGAACAGCACAAGGAGCGCCGAGAAGCCGGCCGTCCAGCGCACCATCCGCCAACCGAAGCGCTTCGACGTGGCCTTGGCCGCATTGAAGAAGTCAGCGTTGCGCTCGAGCTGGTCGGCGTACTGACACGCTCCGTCGTGACCGGTGCGTGCGCCGCGGGAAACGCCGGTGGAGCGCTCCACCACATCGAACAGGTTCTTGCCGAGCGGGACCACGTTGAAGCGCGGCACCTTCACTGGCTGGTCGCGACCGATCTTCATGTACATCTCCGAAGTGGAAAGCGAAACACGTTCCCGCAGGGCCTGCAGAACGGCTTGGCTTTGTTGGATGGCTGGGTTCATGCCGACTCCTTGGTTGTGGTTGCATTTATTCGTCAGCACCCTGACCGCCTGGTATGTGCCGGTGGGCCAAGGGTAGGGTGCTGACGGGTAAAGGCGGGGCGTAAAAAAGCCCAGTCGAAACCGGGCTTTCAGTGCGCTTCGTAGACCTCCCTACGTCACGCGGCAGACGCTGTGGCGTCTAGAGTTCGTTGTGGTTCACATGGCTGCCAATCCTCTCTCTGTTCGCTCACTGGTTTGGCAGTGGCTACCGTTCTCTAGGCCTGTTGAATGCAGGTGGCCGGCGCGCGCCGGGTTTTCGTCCGCATCCCAAAGCCCACTCATCGAATGGGCAGAGGTGATGCTTATTCGGCCTGCAGCGATTCGATTGCCTGGCGGTAGTCGGCAGCGTTGGAGCGGCTGGTAGCGGCACTTTCGTGTTCGCCTTCGCGCTCTTGGATGGCTGCGTTGTTTTCGCAGTTGGATGCGTGGGTTTCGAGCTGGGAGATTGCTGTAGCGTGCTTCATGGTGGGTGCCTCTGGTGGATGAATTAGGCGAGCAACACGGGTTGTTCGGCCCGGCGCACCATCCGCACCTGGGCCGTACGGCGTTCCGGTACTCGGCGATCACGACGCATTGAGTCGTCACCGATCATTGCGTGCATGGCGATCAGGCTGGCCAGCACAAAGCACATCGGCGAGATGATCTGCCGGCGCATGGCTTCGGCGACCGCCGCTGTCTGGCGGGTCACGCCAAGCTTGAACATGGCGCAGGAAAGACGCTTGGCCACTGTGCAGGCCGCCACGTCGAATTGGCGTGCGATCTCTTTTGCTGTCTTGCCCTGGGCCGTGCCCAGTAGGTACTGAACTTCCTTTGGCGCGAGGCCGCGCCCGAGATGACCCTTCCATGCGCCGCTGATGATTGTTGCGTCCATTTCGAACCCTCGGGGAAATTAGTAGGTGGCCAGCGGCCACCTCACCACTGCCCAGGTGACGGGCTTTGCGCTAGGCTGAGCGCTCTCACACAACACAGCCTGCAAAGGAGGGCGAACTTGCTATGCGCAAATTCAAACTGAAGTACGGATATGACTTTGACGACTCATGCCCGAAGTACTACGAGAGCGACGATGCGATCAGAGTCGGGGATGCAATACGAGTTGAAAACGGTATGTGGCACGCAGTTACGGGCATCGAAATTCTGAAGCGAGATATTCAGCTAACTCTTTCGAAGTCTTCTCAGTCGCCAGAAGAGGCAAAGCTTGTAATGAAGCAGCTATTGTCCGGCTGAGAACGATCGTCGAAAACTTTAAGCAGCTCTGTTTGTCGATGTCCTGACTGGGGTACATCAGGCTAAGCTTTGTCCGTAGCCCTGGATCGCCCTGGCAAGCCAGGGTCATCAGGGCAGCTTCAATTCGCTCCTGCAGAGTTGGCGCGGCAACCCTTCGTTCGTCTGCGTTCATGGTTATGCTCCGGTTGGTTTCCCAATGCACCCGGCTAACCAGGTGCATCAGTGAAAATCTCCGTTCTACTTAAAGAGCTTGGTCCAGTCGGTCCCGCTTTCCGGGGCTGGGAGATCACTTCGCTGATCCCGTGCTATCTGGCGGCTTCACCAGTCGTGTATTGCCGAGTTCTGCTCGGCGATGGAGTGAATTTAGAAAACTAAACAGAATTCGTCAACAGTTATTTTAGATATCTTAACTATTGTGACGGCGAGGTACGCTCGAACGCTGACTGCGTCAAGACTTACGCGATTAGAAAAGTTCGGATAGTCTGCGTATAAACCTGTATGGATATACAGCAACCAAGGAGCAGCCGATGGCGAGCCCGCAGAAGAAAACCCAACAGCAAACGCCCGTATCGGGAGTTGAGCGCCTTACGCTCAGAGTTTCCAGCATGATCAACCATCCCATCGCTCAGGACCGGAAGTGGGCAACCATCCACAGGATTGATAGCGATGGGGATCGTGAGTGGGAGGAGGTTATGGGCGTGCTCGCCGACGTTGACGGTATTGAGATGACTTTCAACGACGAAGATGAGTCGGTTACTTTGAGCTGGGAAGCCGCGGCCGAGGAAGATCCTCGAGTTCAAGATCATGGTGAGTTAGATGCGATTGAAGAGGTCGCGCCATTCTGAAGGACATAAAAAAGCCCGCTGGTGGCGGGCTTTTTGTTAAGCCTTACGGGCATTCCAGATCAACAGCACCTTGGCGTGGATCGTCACGTCGTCAATTCGAGCCGTTTGGTTTTCATAGTGTTTGTTGTCCGATATCAGCCTGTAGCACTCTTCGTCCAGGCGCATTACGCGCTTGATGTACAGTTCTCCATGCCAAGTGAGAACGTATATCCCCTCACCGATGAAATCCTTTACACCCTTGTCGACTATCACCAGGTCTTTGTCGTTGATCGTCCCGGACATGCTCTCGCCCCAGCCGTTGATCATGCCAAGCGATGACGCGGAGGTATAAGTGACCCCTTTCTCTCGGAGAATTTCCTCACGCACCACGAGATTTCGAACGACCTCGGTATAGTCTGGTGGCACCTGGCCGTGCCCCATGGCGGCTCGGATATCGTATTGAGGAATGACAATTTCCTCATTCGTTGGTCGAAGGCCAGCTAGATGACTAGGGACGTAACTCCCGCCTTGCTCGACTGGGCTATCTGCTTGCTCCGCTGCAGCGAGCATCGTCTCCCGAGCTTTTTCTGAAAGATTCTTTCCAGCCCTGGACGCAAGCATTTTAGCCATCAACTCAACCGTGGACATGCCGGCCTTGGTGTCATCGGTAAATGACTGATCCGGTGTACCGACACCGTCGGACAACCAGTCCGGCGAGCAATCCAAAGCCTTCGCCAGCGCCAAAAGGTTTTTGCCCTTCGCGCCATTCGTTCCGCTCACCCAGAAACTGACCGTCGCCTTCGATACGCCAGTCAGTTTGCTGATGTCGGTGGCGCTGAGATTGAGCGCCTTCATGCGTGAGGTCACGCGGTCTTTAAAGTCCATATTTAGGATTCTAAACATTTCATTGTTTAGATAACTTGCCTTGTGTTGTTAAGAACTCTAAACTCGGCAGAGACAACGGAGACGCACCCCATGACCTTTGACGAAGCCCTGAAATATTTCCGCACCGGTCGCGCCATCGGTGACGCGCTCCGCGTTAGCGGTAGCCGTGTCTCCCAGTGCCGTGCGGCAGGTGGATTTTCGTACCCAATGCAGTGCGTTCTTGAAAAGGAGTCCGACGGTGCATTGGTTGCCAAGCGAGACGATGACCCAGCGCAGCCAATGAAACAGTCCGCTTAACCTTGATGTCGCCATTTTCCGCTGAAGCGGGGAGGGCCGGTAGAGATTCTGGATCAGCTGTTAATTCATACAGTGCATAGGAAGGGAATAGAGATGGCAGACAAGAACGTTGAATCAGGATTTCCAGTGGATGGCGGGGCAGACGAGAAGCTCGCCAACCCCTCCAACCAGGCCCGCAAGACGGAGCTGATCACCACCCTGAAAACACAGACCCTCTCGAGCGGAAGGTCTGCCGCAAGTGGATTTACTGTTTGCTCATCAATTCAGGCGGGTCAGGAATAGATCAATCAGCTGTGTGTAGACCCCTGGAATTAAGTCGTTGCTGATTGGTAGCTCTGATTTCAAGCCTTCGAGGTCTTTCCGTAACGCGGCTTTGTCGATGCCCTGGGCGGTATCAAGTGCACTTAGAACAGAAAGAATTGCGTTGGACTGCGCCATAGAGACGGTTGAGAGAGCCATTACCACGTACTCGAACTTCTTATCAATGTCGCCAGTGCCTTTCACCGCATCAATTAGATCAACAGTTTTCATGTTCGGCCTCCAATGGCCTTTCGTGTGGAAGCAGAAAGCTATCACGGATGCGCCGGGCACCCATAACGCCTGAATCGCAGGCATAAAAAAACCGCCTGGCAGGGCGGTCCTTTCAACAGCTGTAAAACGTACTGGAGATGATTATGCACAGTTCAACAGATACCAGCAATACAGCCTTTCGTGTCGCGACACATTTTAAAGAGTCCGGAAACGTGTCGCGAACCATCTCCAGCATCAAATTGCGCGACATGGTCAATGAAGCACGAACCCAAGCGGGTGAGCCAAGAGTCAGAAATGACCAATTCATCATCCGCGTACAGGACGAGCTTGGCGACGACCTGGGGGTGTGCAAATTTGTTGCACACCCCCAGAGTCATGTCGACATGGCCAGCTACGACCTGACGCTCGATCAATGCATGCTAGTTGGTATGCGCGAGTCGAAGGCGGTTCGCCGATCCGTTCTTCAAAAGCTCAAGGAACTTGAAGGTCCTCGCGTTATAGCTGCCCTTCCTGACTTCTCAAATCCCGCGGCTGCGGCCCGCGCCTGGGCAGAGCAATTCGAACTCCAGCAGGCTGCTACTCGGGCCCTGGCAGCCGCGGCGCCTAAGGCAGCTTTCGTCGATCAGTATGTGAAGGCCGGCGGCTCAATGAGCTTTCGCCAAGTTGCAAAACTTCTGAATGCCAATGAGCGCTGTTTCCGGCAGATGCTGCTGGACAAGGGCGTCATGTACTACCTCAGCGGCGTGCTGAGCCCTTATCAACATCATCAAGCCGCAGGCCGCTTCGAAGTGAAGACCGGTACCAGCGAATCAAACGGACATGCCTTCAGCCAGGCCCGGTTCACGCCAAAAGGCGTCGAGTGGATTGCTGGGGTGTGGGCGCAGCATCAACTGAAGGGGCGCGTGTAATGGCCGGCGACTGGATCAAATTCGAACTTACCACCTTGGACAAGCCCGAGGTCTGCCAGATCGCTGACCTGGCTGATATCGACCCCGATGCTGTCGTTGGCAAGCTGATGCGTGTATGGGGCTGGTTCGACCAACAAACGGAAAACGGTAACGCTCCAAGCGTTAGCAAAAAGTTACTTGATCGTCTGGTTGGCGTTATCGGTTTCTGCGAGCACATGAAATCGGTGGCCTGGATGATCGAGGTGGACGGTGTTATCAGCCTTCCTCATTTCGACCGTCACAACGGCAAGACCGCTAAAAACAGGCTTCTAACGGCAAAGCGCGTGGCAAACCACAAGGCAAGTAACGCAAAAGGTAACGGTTCAAGCGTTAGCGGCGCGTTACCTAAAGAAGAGAAGAGAAGAGAAGATCAAAACCCTATCTCTGCGCAGGAGCCTGTTGACCCTCGAATGCCCAGCGAGATGACGCTCGACTGGGTGCCGGACGAAAAGTTACTGACCACCTACGCATTCCACCGTGGCCTGGCCCTCGACCTGTTCACCGAAGAGGTGCGCATCGCGTTCACTGCTCACTATGAACCGCAACACCAAGTAAATACCCAAGCCGAATGGGTGAGCATGTTGGTCAAGTGGGTGAACAACGACAAGGTCCGCGCTGCAGCGAACAACGTCACGCCCATTCGACAGAAGCCCGTACCAGCGTCTGACTTCGACGATGACAGCACTGACTGGCAGAACGGGGTGCAATCGTGATGAAGCAGGTATCCGTCGTAACCCAGGGCCTTTGGGCCAACCCCAAGGCCGGCGAATTTATCTCGGCAGACGAAAGCGCTTCGCCCCAGGACGAAGGGCGCCGCCAAATGGCCTCCGCAATCAACGACCTATTCACTGAGCTTCGCCTTATCCGCTCAGCCTGGCGCCAGGCATGGCCCGATAAGGAGACCTACCGGGCTGCGAAGGTCCAGTGGATGCAGGCGTTCCTCGACGAGGGCATTCACACTCAGGGGCAGATCGAGTTCGGCATGATAAAGGCCCGTAAGCAGGTGTCCGATTTCATCCCTAGCCCTGGGCAGTTCATCGAGTGGTGCAAGCCGTCGCCCGAAATGCTCGGACTGCCATCGCTTGCGGCCGCTCACCGCGAAGCGGTCCGAAATGCTCACCCGAGCATGGCCGGCCAGGGGAAGTGGTCGCACGACGCGGTATGGCACACGGCCAAAGAGTGCGGGTTTGAGAGCCTGAACAAGCTCGACACTGCGCTCAGCCTCAAGTTATTCGAGCGTAACTACACGATAACAACTCGCCGTCTGCTTGATGGATTGCCGCTTCAGCCCATGCCCAAGGCGTTGCCTGCCAAGGTTGACGGGCGGATCACCCCAGAAGTGGGGAGGGGAGCACTGGCCGAGCTCCGCGCCCAACTTGCGGGAGGTTCCCGTGGCTGATCGCCTCCTAGCAACGCCCGACCCTCACCTCTATCCATACGCCGTCTTTTGCTGCTCGTTCAAGTTCGACTTGGGCGATACGCCGGACCATGCCCTGGCGCTTTTTGCTGACCGCAACATGGCTGCTCGATACGGCTCAGGGATGTGGCCAGAGACGTATCAAGTGGTTGATCTTCGCACTGTCCAGAGGGTTGCCCCATGACCCGCCAGACCAAGCTGACCAAGGCCGCGCGCGGGCGAGATTGCCAGGTCCGCCTGCCGGGTTGTCCTGGCGACACCGAAACCGTTGTGTTGGCCCATTACCGCCTGGCGGGGATCTGCGGAACGGGCATGAAGCCGCCGGACCTGATTGGGGCCTGGGCCTGCGAGTACTGCCACAGCCTGAGCGATGGCCGCACCAACCGAAACACCCTGGGCATGAGTTACGACGAGATCCGCCTCTATCACGCCGAGGCCGTCTTGCGGACTCAGGCCATTTTGATCAAAGAAGGAAAGGTGAGCGCTTGAGCACCCAAATCAAAACCCTGACGGTGAAGCTGTCGGATGCTGAGATTGCCCGCAATGCCAAGCTTGAGCATGTGCGCGACCTGCGGGACGCCGGACACCCGGCGCTGCATTTCCGTTTCGCCAAGAATCGCACACGCGGCTCCTGGTACCTGCTCAACAAGCGCAAATGGCATCGCATCGGTGGCTTTCCCGAGCTGAATACCAAGCAGGTGATCGCCGCACTGCCGGCGGTGCGCCTGCGGGTCGCTGCCGACGGTGCGGCCAGTGTTTCGGGCTGGGTGACTGTGGGCGAGCTGCTCGATTGGTTCGGTGATCGCATGGCCAAGTCGCGCGCGCTGTCCGACAAGCGCCGAGCTGCGGGCAAGTCAGCAATCAGTTGCCAGCTCAAGCCTCGCTTGGACGATCTGCTGTTGCGTGACGTGAGCGCCCAGACCCTCGACAAACTGTTGATGTGGCCGGCCCAGGCCGAGCTGTCGCTGTCTTACGTGCAGCAGCTGTACCGGCTGCTCGCGGTGGCCTTCCGTCAGGCGCGCAAGCTGGACCTGATCCCGGTCAACCCGATGGCGGAAATGAAGTTCGTCAACTTCACCACGGCGCGGATCCTGCCCAAGCCGGCGCGGTTGCGTGACGTGCAGTTGCAGGACCTGGTGAGCCTGCTGGACGAGCGCTTCGACAGTGCGCCGGGTGACGCCATGCTGGCCTTGATGATGCTGTGCCATGGCACCCGGATCGGCGAGACCCGCCAGTCCCGCTGGGCCGACATCGCGTTGCCAGAGCGTGAGTGGTTCATCCCGGCAGAACACACCAAGACCAAGACTGAACTGCGGGTACCGCTGACCGATCAGGTGTGTTCGCTCCTACAGCTATACCGCATCCGGCAAAACGCCCAGGGCTACGAAGGGCCGCTCCTGTTCCCGTCACGCCGTGGCAAGGCACTCAGCGACAACCAGGCGAGCGCAGTATTCACGCGGTTAGGGCAGGGCGCCTGGACCAGTCACGACCTGCGCAAGGTGGCCCGCACTGCCTGGACTGACCTCGGCGTCGACGGACACATCGGCGAAATGCTGCTCAACCACTCCTTGGGCAAGATCGCCTCCACCTACATTAACACCCAGGCCAAGGAGCAACGCCGCCTGGCCCTGGTGAAGTGGCACAACTGGTTAGATCAGCGTGGCTTCCAGGCGATCCACATGCAGACAGGCGTTAGATATGAAGATTCGCAAAATATCGTAGACGCCTTGAACGGCGGGGCCTGCGAGCCAGAACCACAATTTGTTAAGGGCGAGGTTTAAAAATGATGAAAAAGAGCAGTGGCCCCGCTTTTGTGCGTAGCCTGATCCCAATGACCGAGTGCCCCTCCTGCTGTGGTGCTGGCCTGATCCAGGGCGTGTTTCATCAGCTCGAATGTATCGGCTGCCACTCTTCTGGTTTCGTCCACGCGGAAACCCTTGAGCCTCTTCTCATGCAGGACCTGGTTATCCAGCTGGGTATGCTTGCTCGCCGTGGACGGAACCAGTTGGCCGGCAAGAACCCAGCGCGCTGCATCATTGATGAGTACCAGACACCGAACCGCCGCGGGCCTGGCGGCTCGTCTTACAAGGGGGATTGAGCCATGGCTATGTATAAGGACGTGATGGGCACCCTGGTGCGGGTGCTGGCAGCGGACAACATCGACAACAGCACCAAGCAGTCCTGGCAGAAGCTGATTGACGCCGACCTTCGGCAGGGCGGGACCGGCAGTACGTTGTCGGTGCGTGACAAGTTCGATTACGACTGCTGTCTCTACGCGCTGCTACATCGTCAACTCGATCCCGCGCAGTGGGATGTGCTGGTGGCCAAGTACTCGACGCACAAGGCCAACAAGGTCGGTGCCATAGGCAGGCTAGTGGCTCGCATGGTGTCACCGGCACCTCAACTGTTTATCTATAAGGCGCTGACGGCCTGGGCCATCCCTAAGCTGAAGGGTGTCCAGGCTGGTAAGCGCTCCACCGACATGATCGTGCTGCCTGCGGAGTTCTACGACATGAACAGCTGGGACCTGGCGGGATCACCAGAGCGCACCCGTCGCAACTGGCGAGGCGGAATCCACAAACGTTTGGAGAAGCTCGAAGAGCAGGCCGTGATCCATGCGACCGAGATATTCGACAGCGAACAAATCTTTGTAGATGCCGCTTGACCCATTGGCCGACTGGCCGTAAATTAACCCCATCATGTCGATCTTGCGCGTTATGAGAGACGACCAAAAATTCTGAGCCCCGCCACTGTGCGGGGCTTTTTCGTTTCTGGAGTATCGGATGGATCCTACTGACCTCGGCCCAGGCACAGCTACCTGGCTGGGCGGTAGTGCCACTGTCGTGCTAGGCGGGCTGCTCTGGCTTCGCAAGTTCCTATCTAAAGACGCGACCGATCGGGCCATGGATAACGCCGATATCGGTACGCTGCGCCGGCTCAATGAGCTGCTGAACCAAGAGCGCTCAGCCCGTAAAGAAGCCGAGGCCCGCGCCGATCAGTTCGCGAAAGAGCGGAACGATCTAGCCGCGGCAGTTGGCAGGATGGAAGGGAAGATTGAAGCCCTCACCAGCCAGGTCGGGCAACTCACCGAGCGCGTCACGCTGCAGAGCGAAGAGATCCACCGCCTGCGCACCAAGCTTGGAGGTATCGCCTGATGGACAGATGCGCACTGGAATTCATTGCTCGCAGGTGGTGGAGGCGGGCTGAGGTCTGGGCCATTGCCGTGCTGCTGGTTGGTGGTGGTGCTGTGCTTGGCTACCAGGTCAGCTACTGGTCGCTCGCAGATAAGCAGGGCAAGCAGGTCGAAGACATTCGAAAGGCCTATGACACAGCCATGGAAGAGCGGGACAAGCGCCTCGAAGAGCTGACCCGAAAGACTGGGACGGCCGCCGACAAGGCCACCAAGGCCGCAACCACTGCTGCCCAGGCAGCAGACAAGGCGGATGAAGCTCTCAACCGAGTGAATCAGTAATGGCAGCTACCAGCACATTTCATCATTACAACGATGGCCGTGCCCGTCGGCGTGTGTACGTCAACGGCTACGAGGTATCGCACGTCAAATGGTGCGACACCGACAAAGGTGTAGCCGTCTATTGCCCACTACCTTTGCGGCTTAAGCGGCCAGGCTCTGATGAGGTCTATACCAGGCGCTTGCGTGGTGTAGTCACAGTAGAAAGGATGGACTGATGGCTTGCAGTGGATGCGCCGCCAGGCGCGAATGGTTCAACAAGATGACGAGGCTGGCACATGAGCGAGCAGTTCAATTATTCAGATCAAATCCAGAAGATGAATCCGAGCGCGGGCGAGCTTCTGATAGTGACGGCCCCGTCTCGGCTGACCTTGGAGCAACGCCAGAAGATGGCGGACAACCTGGCCCCATTGGCTGACCGCCTGGGTGTGCAGTTGCTTGTACTCGATGGCGGTTTCACTGCCCAGCTTCAGCCTAGTGCCAGCGAGCTACTGAGCGAGCAGAAGAAGCAGACAGCGATCCTTGAGCGGATGGAGAGACAGCAAGGCCTGTTGATCCAGGCCCTGGCGGAGGATCAGGGTGAAGACCATGACGCGCCGCCTTCCACCTACATGGATGGTACTAGGGTGATTTGATGGGAAGACTAACCACTATCAAGTCTCGCGTTCAGATGGCCGCGAATAGAAAGATGGCGGACGTTGGTGAAGGCGAAGGTGCTTCTGTTCAGACCTGGGGAGCTGGACGTGGCGGGCGCCCGTGGCGCCGCATAAGGGATGCCATCCTCCTGCGTGACAAGTACACCTGCCGGGAGTGTGGGCACATCGGCACCGACTTAGAGGTAGACCACATCGTCAACGTTGCCCAAGGCGGAACTGATGATGACAGCAACCTACAGTCCCTCTGCATTCCTTGTCACAAGATCAAAACGGCAGCTGAGAGCGCTTTGGGTCGAGGTTAATAGCCAGGGGGGGTATCCGAAATATTAGGGTGCCTCTGTCTCGGACACCGCACCCGAACTCATTTGCAGATTATTTCCCCGTTAACAGGAGTCGTTAACATGGCGTTAACTGAACAGAAGCGCCGGTACGCCGATGCGCGGCTGTCCGGTTTGACGAAGAAGCAGGCAGCTATTGAGGCTGGTTGCCCTGAGAAAACCGCCTCGCAGGCAGCCTCAAGGCTTGAAAAAGACCCGGAAGTCCAGTCGGCCATGGGGAGAATGGTTGCTGTCGAGAATAAGCGTCGAGATGATCCGCAGATCGACCCGGACCCGTACATCCCCAAAGCGAGTGATGACCCGCTTTCGTTCATGCGCCAGATGATGAATGACTTGGGGGCTGAGCCCAAGCTGAGACTTGACGCCGCGAAAGCGCTGGCTGGGTTCACGATTGCTAAGCCTGGCGAGAAAGGCAAGAAAGAGCAGGTTCAGGAGGCGGCCGATAAGGTTGCGACTGGCCGATTCGGTCTGCGTGGTGCGGGTAAGCTTAGGGCGGTGACATGAAGGAGTGGTCAACGTCCTGTGTGGACTGGGAAGAGCGCCTGGTTGACCGCAAATCTATCATGCCCCTGAAGCCGATCTTCCAAGACCAAGCTGATGACGCGCTGGATGTTTTCTGCAATCTGCGGATGGTTGATGCGCTGGGAAGTCCTTTGATGGGGGACACCTGCCAACCCTGGGTTCTTGATCTCGTCGCTGTTCTATTCGGCTCCTACGACGCTGATGCTAAGCGGCGACTGATCACAAACTACTTTCTCATGGTGAGCAAGAAGAATGGTAAGAGCACGATCGCTGCGGGCGTGATGCTAACTGCGCTGATCCTAAATGCTCGACAGTCTGGTGAGTTCATCATCCTGGCTCCTACCAAGGAGGCTGCGGATAATGCGTATAAGCCAATACGCGACATGATCAAGGCAGACGAAGAGTTGGAGGCCCGATTCCACGAGCAGGAGCACATCAGGACGATCACTGATCGCCTGAACCTGGCAACTCTGAAGGTTGTTGCAGCTGACAGTGCGACCGTTACCGGCAAAAAGGCTATCGGTGTTTTTATCGACGAGTTGCACGAGTTCGGAAAGCAGGCCAAGTCGGCGCAGATGCTTACTGAGGCAACCGGTGGCCTAACATCTCGCCCGGAAGGTTTCGTTTTCTATTGCACTACTCAGTCGGCATCAATCCCGGCAGGTGTTTTCAAAGCAAAACTGGACTATGCCCGCGGCGTGCGGGACGGACGTATCGTCGATAAGCGCTTTCTGCCGATCATCTACGAATTCCCCAAATCGATGATCGAGCAGGGGCTGCACCGGAATCTCGAGAATGCCTACGTCACAAATCCCAATTGGGGTATCTCGGTCGATCAGCAGGTAATTGAGCAGAAATATCAGGAAGCTCAGGAAGGTGGTGAAGAAAGCGTCAGAGACTTCCTCGCCAAACACCTGAACGTCGAGATAGGTCTGGCCTTGATGTCGAATCGCTGGCCTGGTGCAGAGTTTTGGGAGCAGGCGATAGAGGAGTGCACGCTTGATCAGCTGATCGCTCGCTCAGAGGTTATTGACCTTGGAATCGACGGGGGCGGTCTGGATGACTTGCTTGGCGCCTACGCCATTGGTCGCGAGAGAGGCACTGGTAAGAAGCTGGGATGGGGCTATGCCTGGGCGCACCCATCTGTTCTGGAGCGTCGAAAGGAGATAGCTCCAGCGCTACAAGACTTTGCCAAGGCTGGCCACCTTACCTTGGTGAAGCGCGTTGGCGACGATGTAGAAGAGTTGGCGGACATCGCGGAGCAGATCTTCGATGCCGGCCTTCTCGACAAGATTGGCTGTGACCCGGTGGGGCTTGGATCAATTCTCGACACACTTGAAGGCCGTGGTATCCCGAACGAACAGATCGTCGGAGTTAGCCAGGGTTGGAAGCTTGGCGGGGCCATCAAGACCGCCGAACGCTGGCTCGCGGATGGCAGTTTCAAACCGGCAAATCAGCCAATGATGGCCTGGTGTGTTGGTAATGCCAGGATTGAGCCGCGCGCCAATTCGATAATGATCACCAAACAAGCCAGTGGATCAGCAAAGATCGACCCGCTCATGGCCATGTTCAACGCCGTTACGCTGATGGCGTTGAATCCCGCTGCCACCCAAAAGAAGTACCAAATGTTCGTTCTCGGCTGAGTACAGCCGACACCTAGCCCTGCATATGCGGGGCTTTTTCGTTTATGGAGTCCGTAATGGACAAAAGAGCCTATAGCACGCTGCAAATCAAGGCGGTGGACGACGACCTGCGCGAAATCGTAGGCATCGCCAGCACGCCGGGCACCGACCGAATGGGCGATGTTGTAGAGCCATCCGGCGCCGAGTTCACGCTTCCTATCCCGCTGCTTTGGCAGCACCGTCACGACGCTCCCATTGGCCAGGTTGTTTCGGCCAAGATCGTTAAGGATGGTATCGAGATTCGCGCCAAGCTGGTTTCGCCCACTGAAGGCATGCCTAGCCAGTTGGTTGCCCGCCTTGATGAAGCTTGGCACTCGATCAAGACCCAATTAGTGCGCGGTCTCTCGATTGGATTCAACGCAATTGAATACAGCTTCATGGACAACGGCGGCATCCACTTCACCCGCTGGGACTGGCACGAGCTTTCTGCTGTAACGATCCCCGCAAACGCAAGTGCATCAATCACCGCAGTCAAGTCCCTCGACCAGAAGCAGCGCGCCGCGCTTGGTAAAAAGCTGCTTCCAGTCGTTCGTGCTCTACCTGCCGGCGCTTCGGCATCCATCACCAAATCGATCAAAAATCCGAAGCCCCAGGAGGGCCAAGACATGAAAACTGTTGCTGAGCAAATTGCTGAGTTTAAGCAAACCCGCCACGCCAAGTCCGTAGACATGGAAGGCATCATGGCAAAATCGGCGGAGGAGGGCATCACGCTCGATGCTGAAGAGTCCGAGCAGTTCGATACTCTTCAAGGTGAAATCGAGTCAATCGACAAACACATTGCCCGTCTTGTCACCATGCAGAAAGCCCAGGCAGCCAACGCAAAGCCCGTAAGCGAAGATCCGCGCGGTGAGAAAGCCCTGGAAATGACCAGCGGCCTGCAAGTTCGCGCTAAGAACACCCAGAAACTGGAGCCTGGTATTGCTTTTGCGCGGGCTGCGAAGTGCCTGGCGCTCGGTCACCTCGAGCACCGCGACGCAATCCAGATCGCCAAGTCTCTGTACGACGGTCAGGAGTCAATTATCGGTGCAACACAGCGCCTGGTCACCAAGGCAGCAGTAGCGCCGGCCACCACTACCGATTCGACCTGGGCATCCCCACTGGTTGGCACGCAGGGTGATGTGTTCGCAGACTTCATCGAGTATTTGCGGCCGCAAACCCTGTTGGGCCGTTTCGGCCAGGCCGGGATTCCTGATTTGCGCCGCGTTCCCTTCCGTGTTCCGCTGATCGGCCAGACTTCCGGCGGTGACGGTTACTGGGTTGGGGAAGGTCAGGCTAAGCCGCTGACAAAGTTCGACTTCTCCCGCACTACGCTGGAGCCGTTGAAGGTCGCAAACATCGCAGTGGCAACTATGGAAGTCATCCGCGACTCCAGCCCGGCCGCCGACTTCATCATTCGAGACCAGCTTTCTGCTGCACTGCGTGAGCGTCTTGATATCGATTTCATCAACCCAAGCAAGGCTGCTGTGGCTGGCGTTTCGCCTGCCTCGATCCTTAACGGCGTTGTTGGAATCCCATCCAGCGGGAACGACGCCGATGCTATCCGCACCGACGTGCGGGCTGTATTCATGTCCTTCGTGGCTGCAAACAACGCTCCTACTTCCGGCGTATGGGTGATGAACTCTGCTGCGGCGCTGGCTTTGAGCATGCTGCGCAACCCGCTCGGCCAGAGCGAGTTCCCGGGCATCACCATGAACGGTGGCACCTTCGAAGGCCTGCCGGCCATTGTGTCGGAGTACGTGCCTTCCGGCATCGTTGCCCTGGTTAACGCTTCCGACATCTACGTGGGTGATGAAGGTGGCATTGACCTGTCGATGTCCACCGAGGCTTCCCTGCAAATGGATAGCGCGCCGGATAATCCGACCAGCGCAACCACTGTCATGGTCAGCCTGTGGCAGCGCAACCTGGTGGGCTTCCGCGCCGAACGCGCCATCAACTGGGCTCGCCGCCGCGCTGCTGCGGTTGCGTACCTCACTGGCGTGGCCTGGGGTAATCCTGAAGCGCCCGCTGGTTAATTGAGCCGTTTGGCTCAAGGGGCTGCTGCGCGGCCCCTTCTACGAGACGGAACGGAGTACGAAATGAAAGTTGATTTCAAGCACAAAACTGGCCGAGTTCAGGTCATGAGTCGCCGGGATGCCGAGATTCTTCAGCGCCTTGGACGGGGCAGCTACCTGACGCGTGATATGCAGGCAGCGCGTCCTGTTCAGTCGCAGTCGACTAGCGACGAACTCGATGCGATGACCCCTGAACAACTGCACGAGCTGGCCAAGAAACGCGGCGTCGAGATTCACCACCGAGCCGGTGCAGATAAGGTGAAAGAAGCTCTGCGTAAAGCGCAGTCAGCCAAAGAATAGGAATCTCCAAATGAAAGCCGCACTGCAGGTCGCCCTGAAAAAGGCGAAAAAAATCGCCGCATCCTTCGCAGGCTTCCTTATCAGCGCGTTTCTTTGGGTGATCCTTCTATTCCTTGGCGGGACAGGCCTTATCTCCTACGGTGTTTTGCTTATGTTCGGCGCTGGCCAGGCTTTGGTAATCACCGGTGTTTCGATGATTTGCCTAGCTGTGATGTTGAAGAAGGCGGTAACCAATGAGTAAGACTGTCAGCATCTTCTCAGCGGCCAAAACCATGGCGACCTCTCGCGTAGAAAAGGGCATGCAGCCGGCGTCAGGTGGTCGTGGATGGTGGCCGATGATCCGCGAGCCGTTTACTGGCGCCTGGCAGCGGAACATGGAAGAGCGGGTAGACACGCTGATCCAGTACCCCACGCTATATGCCTGCATCGCTCGAATTGCCCAGGACATTGGCAAGCTTCCGTTTCTGGTGAAGGCTCGCCAGGCTACAGGGATCTGGGTTGAGGTTACTGTCGATGCAGTTAGTCGCGTACTTCGAAAGCCCAACCACTACCAGACCCATCAGCAGTTCCGCGAATCCTGGGCTCTCTCAAAGATCACTCAGGGAAACACCTACGTTCTCAAGGAGCGAAACAACCGCGGTGCAGTGGTGGCGCTATACATTCTCGACCCGATGCGCGTCATGCCCTTGGTCTCTGAGTCTGGCGAAGTCTTTTATCAGCTTTACGTCGACAACTTGAACATGCTCGGCGAAGAACAAGAAATGCTTGTGGCGGCTTCGGAAATCATCCACGACCGCTGTATCTGCCCGTTTCATCCGTTGATCGGTCTGCCGCCTATTGCCGCCGCTAACTGGCCGGCACTTAAGAACATGCGAATTCTGCGTTCGTCGGCAGAGTTCTTTGGAAATGGTGCCCAGCCTTCGGGGATCCTTTCCGCGCCTGGGGCAATCAGCGACGACACGGCAAAGCGCCTCTCTAGCTACTGGAACGACAATTTCAGTGGCAAGAACTCGGGCAAGGTTGCCGTAGTTGGTGACAATTTGAAGTTTGAATCGCTTTCTGCCAAGTCGGTTGACGCTCAGATGGTCGAGCAGCTTCGCTATTCCGATGAGCAGATTTGTCAGCCATTCGGTATCCCCCCTTTTAAGGTCGGGATCGGGTCAATTCCGGCAGGCTTGAAGGTCGACGACATCAACCAACTCTACTACTCCGATGCTCTGCAAGCCTCCATCGAGGCCATGGAAACGCTGCTGGATGAAGGGCTTGCCGTTCCAGATCAACACGGTATCGAACTCGACCTGTGGCCTCTGCTGCGTATGGACATGCAGAAGCAGGCAGAGGTAGAGGGCGCTTTAGTGAAGGGATCGATTAAGAAAATCGACGAAGCTCGTAAAAACTTCGACCTCCCGCCGGTCGAGGGCGGAGATTCGATCTACATGCAGCAGCAGAACTTCAGCCTTTCAGCGCTTGCGCGGCGAGATGCACAAACAGATCCGTTCAGTCCGTCTCCCACTGAGAAGCCGGCAGCATCGGAAGAGCCCACAGACGAACAAATTCACGAACAGGCCCGCATGCTGGCGTACCTGATTCAAAAGGAGATAACCAGTGCTGAGTTTGCGTGAGCTAGAGGCCCAAGCTAAGGCATTGGCGCCGGTATTTTCCAAGCTACTCGGCCAGTCTGTCGCTGCCATCCGCAACGAGTTCCAGCAACAACTGGAAGGCCGGGATCAGGTCATCAAATCGCTGAAGCAGGATCTCGATTCTGCTCGGTTTGACGAGGACGTTATCGTGGAGAAGTTGTTGAGTTCTATCCCGATGCCGAAGGACGGCGAGAACGGCGTAGACGCTGATATGGATGCGCTCAAAGCTCACCTGGATTCGCTGGTGAAGGCAATTCCGGAGCCAGAGAACGGCAAGAGCGTATATCCAGAGGACCTAGCGCCGATCATCGCAGAGGAAGTGAAAAAGGCGGTTTCCGCTATTCCCGAGCCTGAGAATGGCAGGTCTATCACCGTTGAAGATGTTCGCCCGATGGTCGCTGAGATGGTTGCAGAAGCCGTCAAGTCCATTCCAGAGCCTAAACCAGGTAAAGATGCCGATATGGAGGCGCTTCGCCTGCATTTGGACAACCTTTTCAAAGGGTTCGAGCCACCGAAGCCGGCCAGCGCCGAAGAGGTTGCCGCCACATTTGAGCGCCGCTTCTCCGACCTGGCTCTGTCTTGGGAGCGACAGGCGCGCGACACCTTCGATAAGGCCGCAGATCGTATGCCAGTCCCAAAGAATGGCGAAAATGGGCGTGATGCGATGCCGCTGGACAGCTTTGACCTGTTATTAGGTGATGACGGGCGTACTGTCACTGTGAAGATGCAGGCCGGCGAGACTGTTGTTGAGAAGTCGGTGAAGATCGCAGCAGTCATTGATCAAGGCGTCTACTCAAGCGAGAAGGCTGCCAGTTATGAGCAGGGCGACGGCGCAACATACGGCGGTTGCTACTGGATTGCTCAGAAGGACCATCCAGAGGGTGTGCCTGGAGGGTCTGCTGATTGGCGATTGGCGGTGAAAAAGGGGCGTGACGGAAAGAACGGCACAAACGGCAAAGACCTAGTTAGGGGGGTGAAAATTTCATGATGTTCATCACTCTCCAAGAGGCTAAAGCTCAACTTCGAGTCGACACTGACACTGACGCTGACGACAGCGATATCGAGCTCAAGATTCACGCAGCAAGTGGAGCGGTTCGAAATTACTTGAAATCATCCGCTGATCTGTACTTTGACGAAGCTGGCGTCGTCATTCCTGCGGCGATCCCTGATGAGGTCAAAGTAGCCACTCAGATCATGTTGGGTCACCTGTACAAAGACCGCGACGAAGATTCCTCCGGCGCATTCGCGCAGGGATTTCTACCTAGGCCGGTAACTGCGCTGCTTTATCCGCTGCGCACGCCGGCGCTGGCATGAGCATTTCAGCCGGCAGGCTTCGGCACAGGGTAATGATCCAAAGACCCGAATACACGCAGAACCCGGTCACCGGCGAGATGATGAAGGCCTGGGTTGATGTGGCGGGCGTTTACGCCAGTGTTGAACCGTTATCTGCGCGTGACTTCGTAGCAGCGGCTGCCACTCAATCCAAGGTCGCCGCCAGGATAATTATCCGCTACCGCCCAGGTGTGGATGCGTCCATGCGGGTGTTACACGGCGCGCGGATTTATAACATCCAAGGTGTTTTGCCTGACAAAGATAGTGGTTTTGAATATCTGACGCTGCCTTGCAGCGAAGGGGTAAACGATGGCTGACGGCATGGAGTTCAGCATTACCGGTTTAGATTCTTTGCTCGGCAAGCTTGAGGCGGTGACATACGACCTCAAGCGCAAAGGTGGGCGCGCCGCCCTACGCCGCGCCGCTCGCGTGGTTGCTGACAAAGCAATTGAAAATGCGCAGCGCCTGGATAACGCGGAGACCGCTGAGGCCATATATAAGAACATCGCTTTACGCTGGAACGGCAGGCTTTTTAAAAGAACGGGGGATTTGGGTTTCCGCGTCGGTGTTCTTGGTGGGGCTCGTTTGCCGAAGTCGAAGCCAAAAGGTACCGACCCTGGCGGCCCGGGAGGGGATACACGTTACTGGGCATTTGTTGAATTCGGCCACTCCACAGCCGCCGCAACTCCATTCATGCGAAAAGCTTTGGCTGACAACATTGATCTGGCCACGAATACATTCCTTTCCGAGTATGAAAAATCAATCGACCGCGCTATTAAGCGCGCAGCTAAAAAGGCATCTCAATGAAGTATCCGCCCATCTTTCAGGTGGCCGCTGCTGACCCTGGCGTTACGGCGCTGCTGGGCACCAACCCGACGCGGCTCTATTTGTTCGGCATGGCGCCTGACACGCCTGCGGGAACGTATTGCGTATGGCAGGTGGTCAACGGCTCGCCGGAAAGCTTCTTGGCTGGACGTCCTGATGCAGCGGCCTACGGCCTTCAGGTGGATGTTTACGGAACCACCGCCGCCGCAGCTCGGGCCGCTGGGCACGCCATTGAATATGCAGTCGAATTGAGCGCAACGATTACCAGCTACAACGGTGAAACCAAGGACGCGGAGACAGGCCTGTATCGATACAGCTTCGACGTGGACTGGATCGTCCGCCGATAACCAAGCCCCAAACCCAAGCCCGCCATGAGCGGGTATTTTTTTGTCCGCAGGAGACACCTATGTCCATTCTCACCCAGGGAACGCAGGTCTTTGCCCTCGTTCCACCGCTGTCCGGCACCGGCCCCTATACCGTCATGGAGGTAGAGTGTGCCACCAGCTTTGACCCAGGCGGCGCGCCGGCTGACCAGATTGAAGATACGTGCCTGAGCGCCAAGGAGCGCAGCTACAAGAAGGGCTTGCGCACCCCTGGCCAGGCTTCCCTGGGCTTGAATGCTGATCCCAACAACGCCAGCCATATTCGCCTGCATCAGCTTTCCGAGGCTGACGGCGATACCAGTATCAAGTGGGCGGTGGGCTGGTCTGATGGTACGGCGCTGCCAACGCTTGAAACTGACGGCGATGATTTCGAATTGCCGGCCACGCGCACTTGGTTCGTGTTCGAAGGTTACGTATCGGATTTCCCGTTCTCGTTCGCGGCAAACACCGTTGTGACCACCACTGCAACCATTCAGCGTTCGGGCGGTTCCGCCTGGATCAAGAAAACCACATAAGGGCGAAACATGAATCTGACTGAACTGAAAGCTGCCGGCGGTCTCGTCGGCGGTGCCATGGTAAAAAAGGCGGTTGTGTGGAAACACGAAGACGCCAAGGGCAAACCTGTCACTGACAAGTTCTCGATTTTTGTAATGCCACAGTCCTTCGGCATGATCGAAAAGCTCTTCTCTGCCAATGAGCCAGAAGAGAGCCGTAACGCCAAGTACATCTCCACTTGCGTGACGCTCGGCGAAAACGGCGAAGAGGCAATTTCCTACGAGGACGCTTACCGCCTGAACCCTGGTCTGGGCTGGGCCATTCTTGCCGCAGTGCACGAGGTTAATAACACCGGGGCGGACCGCACAAAAAACTAACGGCCGCCGATGAGTTCTGGCATGAGCTGGTGCTGAACGGAGTCGGCGGGCGAACAGTGGCAGAGGCCAAGACCAATATCAGTTATCCCGAGGCCATGGCCTGGGCTGCGTACAGAAACAAACATGGGTCCTTCAATTTGGCGGCTCGATCCGAGCAGATGGGCGCGATCATTGCGCTGCAGGTCAATCGGATGGGCGGCGGCACCGCAGAGTTGATTGACTTCATGCCTCACCAAGAAAAAGCAGGGGTATCGCTCGAGACGGCCATGGCCGAATGGGCATGACCTGCGCACCTACAGGAAATAGCCCATGGCTACTCGTTCACTCGGCACGCTGACGCTGGACCTGATTGCGCGCATCGGTGGTTTCGAGCAGGGCATGGATAAGGCTGGCCGCCTCACCGAAAAGCGCATGAAGGAGATGGAGGCCCGTGCCGAGGCCGCCGGCAAAAAGATTGGCGGCGCACTTGCAACCGTGGTGACCGCCACCCTGGGTGTGGGTACCGCTTCGCTGGTGATGCTTAAAAACACTGCGGCGGCGACTACCGAGACCGACCGTTGGGCCAAATCCCTGGGCATCGGGACGACCGTTTTGCAGCAGTGGCAGTATGCCGCCGAGCGCGCCGGACTCAGCGGCGACAAGATGGCTGACATCTTCAAGGATATCGGCGACAAGATCGGCGACGCAGTTATCACCGGCGGCGGGGAGGCCATAGATGGTCTCAAAAAGCTGGGGTTGTCAGCCGAAGAGCTGGCGCGAATGGCGCCCGACAAGCAGCTACTGGCAATCGCCGACGGCCTTAAAAAGGTCTCAACGCAGTCCGAGAAAATCAATATTCTCGAGAGCCTTGGCAACGATCTTTCGCGGATGCTGCCCCTGCTCGATAAAGGGGGCGAGAGCCTGCGCAAGTACCTGGCGCAGGCCAAGGACTTCGGGATCGCAATGGATCCTGCGCAGATCGCGAACCTGGTGCGCGCAAACGAAATCATCCAAGACCTGCAGTTCCAGGTCGAAGGGTTGCGCAACGAGTTCGTGTCCGGGCTCGCAAACGTTGATATGGGGCCCCTGCAAAACTCGCTCGATGGCTTGCGCGATATCGTTAAGGATCCAGCGTTCCAGCAGGGCATGGCAGACTTGGCCGCGCTGGTTGTGAAGTTGACCGGCGCCGCCGCAAGCGGCCTGGCACAACTGCCCAACGACTTGCGCGCAATGGCCAATGATCTGAAGCAGGTCACATCCTTTTTCTCTACCGACCGGAAAACACGGCACCTTGCAGGGGTGTCGGATGAGGAAGCCACCAACCGGTCATTGGACGCTTATAACAAGTCACAGGGCGCGTTCAACAAGTTCGCCACCAATCCAACGCTGTTCGTTGGCGATCTGTTCGGGCAGGACCTTGGGGCCGCCAAGAAAGCATCAGATGAACGCCTGGCTAGCTACAAGGCCTATAGCGATCTGCGCGGCTGGGGCGATCAGAAGCTGGTTGAGGGAAATAAGCAGGTTGAGCAACAAGAGCAAAAAGTCGCCGCGGCATTTACTGGAACCACCGCGGCATCACTGAAACTGCTCGACTCTTATGATCGCCTGAACAAATTGCAGGAGGACCGTGCCGAGCTCGTTGCAGCAATGGCCAAAGATCCCGCCAACGCTGATCGCTACAGGCGCGCAATTGAGGCAATCGACAAGCAGGTCGCCCAGCTCAACGGCTCCACTAAAGCCGCCACGGATGCCCAGAGCAAGCTCAAGGCACAGCTCAAAGAGGCCGCCACGGCTTTTGATCAGCTCCGTCAGACCTATGATCCGGTAAACGCTGCGGCGCACGAATTCAGCAAGCAGACCGGACAGATCGCACTGCTGGAGAAAAACGGAAAAATCTCCAAAGAGCAGTACGGTAAAGCCACCGCTTGGTTGGCGAGCCAGTTCAACGAGGCGGTTAACGCCGCCACCGGGCTTTCCCAGGCGATGCAGTTCCAGGCTGACCTGGAGCGGCAGCTCAACAATCAGCGCGAGCAGTATGCGGCACAGGCTGCGGCCGTCGGCATGGGCAGCAAGGAGTCCGATCGCTATCTCGAGCGCCTGGAGCTTGAGCGTCAGACCAACGATAAAGTTCTTTCCCTTCGGACCGAGCTTGCAACAGCTACAACTGACACTCAGCGCAAAGCCCTTCAAGACCAGATTGACCTGACAAATGCGTACCTGCCGAAGCAAGTGGCTGCGATGCAGGAGGGATGGGCGCAGATGGACTCTGCGCAAAGCGACTGGTCAAACGGCGCGAAGAGCGCCTGGCAGGACTATTTGGATAGCGCCAAAGACGTCGCCGGCCAGACGAAAAGCATGTTCAGCAACGCTTTCAGCTCCATGGAAGATTCGCTGGTGAACTTTGCCATCACCGGTAAGGCGTCGTTTGCCGACTTCACCAAATCCATTCTGGCCGATATGGCGCGTATCGCGACCCGCCAGGCAAGTTCGGCGTTGCTGGGCAGCTTGGTCGGTGCGGCCGCCAGTTACTTCGGTGGTACGGCCGCTGGCGGCAATGGGCTTGCAGCTGGGTCTGCTGGTGCCACTTCGTCCAACTTGGGGGCGTCTGCTGGGGGTTACTCCGGAAGCTACTTCCCACAAGCCAAGGGCGGCGCCTGGTCGGGTGGCGTGCAGATGTTCGCCGATGGTGGCGCATTCACAAACTCTATCGTCAGCAAGCCAACGGCGTTTGGGATGGCCGGGGGCATGGGATTGATGGGGGAGGCTGGGCCAGAGGCGATCATGCCGCTGACCAGAACAGCGAGCGGTGCTCTTGGTGTGAGGGCTGTTGGTGGCGGCTCTGGCGCTATGGGCGCTCCTGCCCAGATAAACGTGACCGTGACTGTCGCAAGTGATGGGACTACCAGCTCTACAGCGGATGACCCCGCATATCAGCAGTTCGGGAAGGATCTCGGTGATTTTGTTGACCAGCGTTACCGTCAGCTGATTCGCAAGGACCTGGGGCAGGGTGGCAGCATTAAAAGAGCAATCAGTGGGTAATCAACTATGGCGCTTGAAAGGTTCACCTGGTGCCCGAGGACTGACCCGCAGGGCCAGGCAAAATTCCGGGTCCGCACCAAAGGCTTTGGCGATGGTTACGCGCAATCGGTAAGCGATGGCATCAACAACAAATCGCAGTCCTGGCCGCTCATGTTTCTCGGTGATGGCGTTCGCACCAAGCAGATAATGGACTTCATCGACGCCCATAAGGGCGCCAGAGGCTTTTTGTGGACGCCACCGCTTGGTGAGCTGGGGCTGTACAAATGTGATGGATATCAGCTCACCCCCCACGGCGCGGAAAACTACACGCTGACCGCTACCTTCGAACAAAACTTCCAACCCTAAAGGTCAAATATGGCACTGATCACGGACATCCAGAAACTGGAGCCCGGCGGCGAGATTCGCCTGTTCGAAATCGACGGGACTGAATACGGCGCCGATTATCTGCGCTTTCACGGGCACGCCATACCGCACACGCCGGATGAGCTTCTGGCTTATGAGGGGGTGGAAGAGGAACTCCCAGCCAAGTCGATCTGGTGGCAGGGTGCCGAGTACGCCGCCTGGCCTGTGCAGGTTGAAGGTATTGGCTCTAACAGCGATGGATCGGCTACCAGGCCAACGTTCGCCGCCGGCAACATCAATGGGCGTGTCACAGCGCTGTGCCTGGCATTCGAGGACATGCTCAAGTTCAAGCTGACCGTTCGCGAGACGCTGGCCCAGTACCTGGATGCGGTGAATTTTCCAGAAGGTAACCCAACGGCCGACCCTACCCAGGAGGCGCTGGAGATCTGGTACATCGACCAGAAAACCAGCGAAGACGGCGAGGCGGTGGTCTGGGAGTTGTCCTCGCCTGGCGAGATCGATAACCACGGGCTGCCTGGGCGACAGATGACGACCTTCTGCCACTGGGCCATGACCAACGGTTACCGCGGGCCGGACTGCGGCTATACCGGCCCAGCGATGTTTGACGACGAGGACAACCCAACGACCGATCCCGCCCGGGACCAATGCAAGGGCTGCCTATCGTCCTGCAAGCTGCGCTTCGGCGAGAACAACGAACTGTCATTTGGTGGATTCCCCGCCGTTTCCCTGATTGCCCGGAGCTGACCATGCGCAAGCACATCGTTGCGGCGATCCAGGCGCACGCTGCCGCCGAGTACCCGAGAGAGTGCTGCGGTCTGTTGCTTGCCATGGGCCGCGCGCAGAAGTACTTCCCCTGCAAGAACATCTCCACGGAGCCTCACGAAGAGTTCAGGCTTGATCCAGAGGACTACGCCGCTGCGGAAGACCTGGGCGAGGTGATCGGTATCGTCCACTCCCACCCGGAAGCCACCAGCCGGCCGTCACCGCACGACCTAGCCATGTGCGAGGCCACTGCGCTGCCCTGGCACATTTTGTCCTGGCCCGAGGGCGACCTGCGAACGATCACGCCGACCGGCAACACACCGCTGCTCAAGCGCCCGTTTGTGCACGGCGCCTGGGACTGCTGGCAGGTCTGCGCCGACTGGTATCAGCGCGAGTGGGGATTGGAATTCGAAGCGTTCCAGCGCAGCGAAGGCTGGTGGGAGCGAGCGGAAAGCGCCAGTCTCTACGAAGAGCAATACGAGGCTGCAGGCTTCGTGCGCGTAGACAGTCCTCAGCGCGGTGACATGATCGTTATGCAGGTTGGCCGGACGGTGCACCCGAACCACGCAGGCATATACCTGGGCACCGATCCGGCGCTGCCCGGTGAGGATTCCGCTACCTTCGGCCCTGGGCCATTCATGCTGCACCACCTTTACGGTCGGCCGTCCGAGATCATCGTCTTCGGCGGTCCCTGGCACGACCGTGCACGCCTGATATTGAGGCACGCGCGCACACAATGAATCAGGACTTGGTTTTCTCCGCAGGGCTAACAAAAATATCGTGCCAAGGAGTGCCCCTTATCTCTTCGAGGTACTCCACTGGCGCGAAGAACCGAGCGGAAGCGTTAGTGATTGAGTCTGTCTTATCGCCAAGTTGTAATAATTTCTCATCTGTATCAGCGGCCCCCACCATGGCCTTAATCATGAAATCCTTTAACAGGCTGGTCCTTGCGTCCTGGTTGAGAGATGTGTAGCTCTCGGCGAGAGACTTGTGCTGCTCTCTTGTGAAATGCAAGGAGCATCGCACGGGGCCAAGCTTTTTGAATGTCACCTCGAAAAGCAACTCTACATCGTCATCGCGTGGGGTCGTATCGGGGAAATGTCGCGGCATAGGCCGGTCCAACTCCTCGATTGTTACGCCCAGAACGGAGGCGAGCTTGGCCATTACCGTCTTCCTTGGGCGTGCGCTACCTGATTCGTATCTGGATATCTGGGAGGGAGATACGCCAATAGCGTCTCCTAGCTCCTGCTGAGTGAGGTTTTTTAACCCGCGGAGGTAAACGAGGTTCGCTGCAAATTCGTCGGTCATGGTCCCACCTTATGTATGTCAAGCGTACTACAAACGCACAAAAAGCAAAATTTGTTTGACGAATGCACAAAACGCATTAGACTCACAAAACGCAAACAGGGAGGCCTTTATGAAGACTGACAAAATTACTACCGCCGTACGCATGTTGTGCGATATGAGAAAGCAGCTTGAGGCAAGCGCGTCGGAAAACGGCCGAAGCCTGAGCGGAGAAATCGTTTTCCGCTTGAGGAAGTCGCTCGAGCAGGAAGCTGAAAATGAAAAACAGCAGGCATAAAAAAGCCCCAGGCGCGCCAACGCTTGAGGCTCATGAAGCAGAACGTCAATCTTCTAGGAAAAACGTCATGAGCGATATTAGCACAGCTGTAGCAAAATCCAACGTCGTCCCGTTTCGCTCGGCGATGCTTCTGCTCGTCGAGCGCGATGGTCAGCCATTCGTACCAATGAAGCCAGTGGTCGAGGGGATGGGTTTGGCGTGGCAAACTCAGCACCGAAAGCTAATGGAAGGCCGGTTCGCTTCAACCATCACCATAATGGTGATAGTTGCCGAGGACGGAAAAAATCGGGAAATGGCCTGTCTTCCATTGAAGAAGCTTCCCGGCTGGCTGATGTCAATTCATGCGAGCAAGGTCCGGCCTGATCTGCGCGAGAACGTGCTGGCTTTTCAGGACGAGTGCGACGACGCGCTTTGGGCGTACTGGAATGAAGGTCGTGCCGTGAACCATCGCGGTCCAGATCGGGCGATGACCGTTCTCGGCCAAACCATCGGCACGGACGGATTCCACATGCTGGGCGCGGTGGTAAAGGGGAAGGTATCTAACCTACCCGTTCCAGTGCAGCGCCGCGCTACCGCAAAAATCTGGGCACAGACCCATGCTGCATTCGGTGTTCGGTCGGCAGCCGACATACCAGCCGATCAGCTCGATTCCGCGCGCAACTTCATCGCCGCTTATGTGGTGCTCGAGGGCGAATATCTCCCGCGCGAGCCAAAATCGGAGCGGTTGAACATTCACTTCCCGATCCAAGCCCTTGCGGGTCGCCGCCAGGGGATGCTGACGGATCGTGGTGATGGTCGCGCCTGGCTGGATGTTCGGCTTGAGGATGTCGGCTACCACCACGACTCGCTTTGCGAACTGATCATCTTCGAGCTTCAGCGGGCCGGTTACGTTGTCGATGCCGCCCAGTGGGAGTTGGCGACCTACCGCAATAAGCTGAGCGGAATCAGCAGCTTCGTCACCGGCCTGAATCGTGTCGTTGAAGACCCGCATCGCTACGCGGTTGATTCGGGGGAGGCAGCATGAACTTCACCCTAAAGGCAGGCGGTCGCGCCCTGATCCTGATGCCAGAGCGGCAAAATCTGGTCGGCCGCTCCGGCCAGTTGATCCGCAAGACCGAAGACTACTGGCTGATGCTGGTCGAGGACAAGCGCTACTCGGTCAGCGAGAAAAGCCTGATGCCGCTGGACTGCTTCAACCCTGGCGCCCCGAACGCAATGTGTGCAGAGGTGGCGGCATGACAGATTTGATTTTGACGGAAGACGACTATCGTGAGTTGGTTAAGTGTGACGACGGCACGCCTACGACTGATTCCCTGCGAATCGCTGAGAGATTCGGAAAGCGGCATGACACCGTTCTCCGCTCGATCGTTAACCTGAAGTGCTCTACTGGTTTTCGACTCCGCAATTTTGCGGAGTCCTCCTACATCAATGAGCAAGGCAAGGCTCAGCGCATGTTTACGATGACCAAGGATGGCTACATGTTCTTGGTGATGGGGTTCACCGGTAAGAAGGCGGCAATCTGGAAAGAGGGATTCATCGAAGCTTTCAACTGGATGGCTGAGGAACTGAAGACCAGGAACATGTCATTTCAGCAGCGCTGCAACTATTTGATGCTTGAGTACCAGCAGAAGAAGGGGCTTGCGAGCTTTGCAGGAAAGACCTTGCGAAGCTGGCAAATAGAAAAGCCGGGGCTTGAAGGGAAAATTATTGCCCTTCAGCACGATGGTCAGCACACGCTTCAGTTGAGCTGATCTCCCGCGAACCCGAAGAACCCCGCCCATGCGGGGCTTTCGTGTTGCTCTCTCGTTGATGATAAAGTCTCGCCATATCTCAACGAGGGAACGACATGAAATTATTCGTAGGGGCGCTGGCCTTGGTTGCGCTGTCAGGATGTTCAACTCCATCAGACTTGATGGCTGGGAAGCCTGTTACGACGCAATTTACGACGAAGGACCCGCGCGCGGTCGCGGTATGCGTGTATCCAGCCTGGCAGGACTACCGCTCCAACGCTGTGATGAGCGAAACCACAACTGGTTATCGAATCGTTGCTGGATCTGATGCTGGACAGACTGATGACGTTTTGGATATCGAGCGCGGGAGCCAGGGTAAGGGCAGCATCGTGAAACATTACCAGCGAGCCGCATGGTCGCAAATTGGGCGCGGTGGGCTTCTGCCGGCCCTAAATAGATGTATTTGAGTTCAACTTAAAAAAGCCGCCTCCGGGCGGTTTTTTTATTCCCGGAGAAAGCCATGTCAGCATTAGCAATCAACTATCAACCAATGACAACAATTCTGCTTTACGGCCAGCTACGCCAGTTCGGCAGATCATTTCGCTTATCCGTTCGATCGCCAGCTGAAGCGATCAAGGCGCTATGTGTTCAGATACCAGGGTTTGAGCGGTTTATCTCAAACGCCAAATCGCGCGGGATAGAGTTCGCTGTTTTCCGGGGAAAGAAGGCTCTTGGCGAGAAGGAAGTAGCGTTTTCAGGGGCTGGTGACATTCGAATCGCCCCGATTATCACCGGCAGCAAGCGAGCCGGTCTTATTCAGACCATCATCGGTGCGGTGTTGATTGCTGTGTCGTTCATCCCAGGGTTCCAAGTGCTTGCCGCGCCCGGGATTGCGCTGGCGGCTGGCGGCGTAATCCAGATGTTGAGCCCTCAAGCCACGGGCCTCAAGACCAGCGCGGCGCCCGAGAACACGCCCGGCTACGCCTTCGGCAGCGCCAAGAACACCACGGCATCGGGTAACCCGGTACCGCTGTGCTACGGCAAGCGCCGGGTGGGCGGGGCAATCATCAGCGCCGCGATCTACGCTGAAGACCAGATGTAACCGACGTTCGCAGCAACGCAGCCGCCCACGAGGCGGTTTTTTATTGCTTGGAGAAAAAGATGGGCGACGACAGCAAGATCGACATCCACGGCGCCAAGGGCGGCGAAGAGAAGCCAAAAACGCCGACAGAAGCCCCAGACAGTCTGCGCTCGGTTGCTGTCGCCAAAATGCTGATCGCCGTGGGCGAGGGTGAATTCGAAGGGACGCCAACGGCCAGGGATATCTACCTCGATAACACTCCGCTGCAAGACCCCCAGGGGAACATGAATTTCCCGAACGTGAAGTGGGAGTGGCGCACCGGGGCCGTGGACCAGGCCTACATCCAGGGGATCCCATCGGTCGAGAACGAGACCACCATCAGCACTGAGTTACGCAGCGGCACCCCATGGGTTAGGGCGATCAACAACACCCAGCTTTCCGCTGTGCGCGTGCGGTTTGCCTGGCCGGCGCTTCAGTCCGTGGACGCCGGGGGCAACATCAACGGGTACCGGATTGAATACAAGGTTGAGCTGGCCACTGATGGGGGTGCCTATCAGCCGGTGCTCAGCGAGGCTGTCGATGGCAAGACCACCAGCGTTTACGAGCGTACCCGCCGTATCGATTTACCCAAAGCTACGACCGGCTGGCTGATTCGCATCACCCGCATCACACCAAACCAGAACAACAACAAAATCTCGGACACCATGCAGATTGCCGGGTTTACCGAGGTGATCGACGCGAAGATCCGCTACCCGAACACGGCGCTGCTCTACATCGAGTTTTCTGCCGAGCAGTTCCGCAGCATTCCGGCCGTAACGGTAGAGACCAAGCTAAAGAAGATGCAGGTGCCGAGCAACTACGACCCTGTGTCACGCAGTTACTCGGGCGTTTGGGACGGCACGTTCAAGCAGGCCTGGACCGACAATCCTGTCTGGATGACCTACGACATCACCACCGCCGATCGTTTTGGCCTGGGCCGGCGCATCAAGCCGTGGATGGTGGATAAGTGGGAGCTGTACCGAATCTCGCAATACTGCGACCAACTGGTGCCGGACGGAAAGGGTGGCCAGGAGCCGCGCTTCATCTGCAACTTGAACCTGCAGAGCAAAGCTGATGCCTGGTCACTGCTGCGCGATATCTCGGCGATCTACCGAGGCATGACCTACTGGGCCCAAGGCCAGGTGTTCACTCTCTCGGATATGCCGCGTGCTACCGACTTTGACTTTGCCTACACTCGGGCAAACGTCATTGATGGCAAGTTCACCTACTCTAGTGCGTCGGAGCGCACGCGCTACACCAGGGCGCTGGTCAGCTATGACAACCCGCTGAACAACTACGACACCGACGTCACCGCAGTGACTGACCAGAAGCTGCAGCGGCGCTACGGCGATAACCCGCTGGAGATCAGCGCTATCGGCTGCACCCGCGAGTCCGAGGCCCAGCGCCGCGGTAAGTGGGCGTTGCTGACGAACTCCAAGGACCGGGCAGTAACCTTCAAGGTTGGTTTGGATGGCCGTATCCCGCTGCCTGGCTACGTGATCCCGATTGCTGACGAACTGCTCGCCGGCCGTGCTATCGGCGGGCGTATCTCAGCGGTAAATGGCAAGGTCATCACCCTGGACCGCGACACCCAGGCCAAGCCCGGAGACCGACTGATCCTCAACCTGCCTGACGGCAAGTGCGAGGGGCGAACAGTGGAAGTGGTCAGCGGGCGGCAGGTTACGGTCACCGTGGCTTACTCCGTGACACCTGAGCCGGAATTGGTGTGGGCGCTCGATGCTGACGACTTGGCAGTCCCGCTTTACCGGGTCGTCAGCGTGGCCAGGCCAGAGCCCGGCGTGTTCGAGATATCGGCCGTTCAGTACGACCCGAGCAAGTTCGCGCACATCGATACCGGCGCTCGCCTGGAAGAGCGCCCCATTAGCGTTATACCAATCACCGTGGTACCGCCGCCGGCCAGCGTCACGCTGACGTCGAGCTACGCGGTGAACCAGGGCATCGCGATCAGCACCATGAACATCTCGTGGCCTGCCGTAACTGGTGCCGTCGCTTATGACGTGGAGTGGCGTAAGGACAACGGCAACTGGATCAAGGTGCAGCGTACTGGTTCAACGAGCGTCGACGTCACTGGCATTTACTCGGGCGCCTACCTGGCTCGGGTTCGCGCAGTGAGCGCCTTCGAAATCTCGTCGATCTGGAAAAACTCAAACCTGACCAATCTGAAAGGCAAGGTAGGTTTGCCGCCGGCGGTGTCGTTCCTGACCACCACCAGCGAGCTGTTCGGCATTGGCATCAAGTGGGGCTTCCCTGCTGGCGCCGAGGACACCCAGCGGACCGAACTTTGGTATGGCCCGGCGAATAGCCTGCCGGCTGCGACGAAGCTGGCTGACCTGGCATACCCGCAGGCCGACTACCGTATGCAATCGCTGTTGGCGGGCGCTCGGTTCTTCTTCTGGGCGCGCTTGGTGGACCGGACCGGGAACATCGGGCCGTTCTATCCGGTGGTGAATGGAGTGATAGGGCAGGCCAGTTCGCAGGCCGGCCCTATCCTTGATCTGATCGCCGGCCAGATTGGCGAATCGGAGTTGGCCAAGGAGATTCTAGACGAAATCGAACTCATCTCTGGCTCAGGACCTGGATCGGTGAATGATCGGCTGGAGCAGGCCAAGCAGGAGCTGGAAGACCTAATCGACCAGATAACGGACGCTCTGGTCTACGATCCTGCCAAAACCTACGTCGCCGGCGATGTGGTGCGACAAGGCCAGCATTTGTACCAAGCCACCGGGCCGGTACCGAAAAACACCACGCCTCCCAACGCCGCTTACTGGTTCGACATCGGCACCATTGCCGAAACAACCCAGGCCATGGCGGTCCAGATCCAGCAAAACAAGGCATCCATCGACACCGTGGACGGCAAGGTCACTGCCCAGGCATCTGCGGTGCAATCGCTTCAGGCAAGCTGGAGGGAGGATGACGGGGAAGGGTCACTGACAGACGCGCTGCAGAACTGGGATGCGGCGGCAAAGTTCGCCCAGCAGGTGAAGGTGCAAGCCTCCGACAACCTGGCCATGGTCGAGCGCACGACATCGCTGGATGCGGCAGTAGGTGCGAACAAGGCCAGTTTGACCACGCTGGAGCAGGTGGTGGCCACTGACAAGCAGGCGACAGTCACCCGGCTGGAACAGTTGAAAAGCAGTATCGATGGCAACACGGCCGCGATTGGCGTGGAGTCATCGACAAGGGCTGATGGTGACAGCGCCCTTAGCACGCGCATCGACCAAATGGGGGCAAACGTCGGCAGCAACGCCGCGGCGATAATCCAAGAGGCAACCGTCCGGGCGAATGCGGATACCGCACTTGGTCAAAGAGTCGACACCACGCAGGCTCAAGTTGACGAGAACTCGTCAGCCGTTCAGACGGTTACCAAATCTCTGGCCGACACCGATAAGGCCGTCGCCTCGCAGTCAACCACGCTTCAGGCTGTTGTAGGTGGTGGGCGAGACGGTACCGACGAGGGAGACCTGGCCAGCGCGCTCAGCGAGTGGAAGAGCACGGGGGCGATTCAGATCACAGCCAAGGCCCAGGCCGACACCGATGGAAAGCTGTCCACCATGTGGGCGGTGAAGATGCAGGTGAACTCAAACGGCCAGTACGTGGCTGCTGGGATTGGTCTGGGCATTGAACAGAATTCCGATGGCTTGCTGCAAAGCCAGTTCCTGGTGAGTGCTGACCGGTTTGCCGTGGTGAACACGCTTTCCGGAGGCGGGCTGACAACCCCATTCGTTGTGAGCAACGGCCAAGTATTTATGCGGTCGGCAATGATCGAGGACGGCACGATCACCAACGCCAAAATTGGTAACTACATCCAGTCAAATAACTATGTGTCAGGTATCAGCGGCTGGAAATTGTTCTTTGATGGCACCTTCGAGATCAATAGCTCTCTGGGTTCGGGGCAAGCCCGACAAGTCATTAATAATGCCGGTGGCAAGGTATTCGATGCAGGCGGGATAAAGCGTTACCAATGGGGAGATCTTGACGCATGAGTTATGGAGTTAGGGTGTGGGGGCCGACTGGAGCGCTGGAGCTTGATGAGACATCATTCACTGTAGGTGTGACTTTTTCGGCTTTAATTTCTAAGAGTGCCGGCAGATTCATTGATATATCTGTTCCTGGTGTTGAGCCTACCAAGTATTCGGCGGTGTGCGTTCCTGTTGCGCCTTATGATACAGGCGGTCAGTTCAATAGTGCGATTGGTTTTATTCCAGAGATATTAAATGGATCTGTCCGTATTTGGTTTGGCAATAGGCAAAGTTCAAGCGGCCCGCTTGGCTCGGCGACACAACGATTACTTGTAATGAGGTACAGGTAATGTCTTATGGGATGAGATTTACCAATGGGGCTGATGTCGTAACTCTAGATTCAGAGTTTTCTAGACTAACTACACTTGATAAAGGAGCGTGGAACGGCACCGGGTCTGGGGTTTCAGTAACTTTTTCCACAACAATCACGACCAATGAGCCGCCCCTGGTGTTCGTCAGGCCAGACCAGTCAAACACATTTTGTTTCTGCGTAGTGCATGGGTCTTCTGGCGCTTGGACGGGTTTTTCGTTCGTAGGTTTGGTTGGTCAAGCTACGTCCGGTAAATGGTTTGCTGCTGCGTTTAAGTCTGAACACACTGCAAAGTTCGGCTTCCGGCTATGGGATGCTGGCGGAAGCCTATTGTTTGATAACGGTACGCCGTGCGCCCAGTTCACAAGAACCATTACGAGTTGGACTTACCTTGGCGCAGTACAAGATCCTCAAGGCCAAACGCGTCTGAGCTGGACCTCACCCTCTAGTTTAGCCAGTGGTGACTATATGCTTCTTAACAATATTGCTATGGATGTTGCTGGCCTTACATCTAGACAGGGTAATATGTACGCAGTCTGGCAATACAATAATGACAGGCTAGTAATGCAGGTAGTAGGGGTTGATATATCAACGTCGCTGTATAATCCCGTTGTTTTTGCAAAGCCAATAACTTGATTTTTCGCTTGCTCGATAGTTTGTCCAGCCGCCCTTAGCGGTTTTTATTATCTGGAGGTAAATATGCCTTGGTATAGAACGGGTACAGTTTCAGTAACGTTGAATTCGAATGCCGTAGTCGGCTCGGGCACGGCCTTTCTCGCAAATAGCCGAGTGGGTGATGCATTTATAGGTCCTGATGGCGGTCAGTACGAAGTAACCAATATCGCCAGCAACACTTCGCTATCGATCACGCCGAACTATCGAAGCGCATCTAACGGTGCTGGTGCGTATGCGCTCATGCCCGTGCAGGGATACACGAAAGATCTGGCCGACCAAGCCCGGGCGATGATTCAGCAGTGGGGGGCGACACTGGCAGGCCTTGGCACGGTCTCCACACAAAACACTGTCCCTGTAACCATGGGGGGCACCGGCGGCACAACGCAGGCTGCAGCGCGGAATAACCTTGGGTTGGGTACTGCGGCCGTGGCTTCTATCGGCTACGAGAACGGCAACGTCGCAGACGCTTACGCAACTGGCAGAACACGGACGAGCGTAGTTCAAAGTTGGCTGACCAATGCTGTGCATGGTCTTGACCCGAACCTCTATCCGCCCGGGTCTCCTAGCATGCCCTCCGGCGGCACGGGCTACTGGTACAAGCAGATTTTCCGTCATTCGGACGGCTCTAACAGACTGACAGTCGCGTGGCCGTACGGCCTGGCTGGTAACTCCGGCACTATCAAGTTTCAGTCTATTTACGATGGCGCCACAACACCCTGGCTTGAGCTCTACCACACCGGAAATACCACTCGCGCCGCTGACGGCACACTCAAGGCTATCTAAATGACAACTCGCGCAGCAGTAAACATTCTCGGTGCTGACGGTGCCGTTATTGATGTCACCTCCCTGGGTGCTAACACTATCACCACCGAGCACCCTGGCCCTGGCCAGTACCTGGTGCACGGAACGCTTGGCATGGTTCCACCGCCAGAAGGCTGGGGTTATGTGTTGAACCAGGTCGATGCATCTTGCTCGGTAGCCATAAATTACAACGACGGGGTGCTGGCCGTGAGCGTGGCTAAAGATGGCGAGCCAGCCAACTTGGCGCACAGCATCACTCTGCATGTAGCCGTGGATTCATTGCCAGTTCAGGTGGTTCCTGAGCTAACAGCCCCTGAAGACGACCCTATGGAGACGGCTATTGCGGAGATCACCCGCTTGCGCGCCGCCGCAGACTATGCGATCGCGCCACTACAGGACGCCGTAGATGTCGACGAAGCCACGGACGCAGACCTCGCCGCCCTCAAGTCTTGGAAAAAATACCGTGTAGCGCTGAGCCGCGTTATTGAGCAGCCGCAGTTCCCGGATGCCATTGAATGGCCCGTAATGCCCGCGTAACTGTCATCGGTCACCGCCGCCCGCCTTGAGCGGGTTTTTTATTGCCTGGAGAAAAGTATGAACGCAACCGAGAAGGACCGGGACATCCTGGCGCGCACCCTGTGGGGCGAAGCTCGCGGCGAGGGCTTTGAGGGTCAGATAGCCGTGGCCTGGACCATCCGCAACCGTGTGTTCGACGGCAAGGCTAAGTCGTGGTGGGGGGAGGGCTACGCCGGTGTGTGTCTGAAGCCCTGGCAGTTCAGCTGCTGGAACCATAACGACCCGAACTACGCCTACCTGAGCGGTGCCAAGCAGATCCCTGCCGCGCAGTTCGCTCAGGCCCAGCGTGCTGCGGACCAGGTTATGTCAGGCGCGGTACCGGATCCAACCGGCGGTGCCACGCACTACTACGCGACCTCGATGCCAAAGGCACCCGCCTGGGCGGGGAAGGGCACGCAGACTTTGCGCCTGGGTCACCATGTGTTCTTCAAGGATGTGCCGTGATGACGGCCTTGCAGAAGTTGGCTTGCCTGGGGCTTGCGGCTGTCCTTCTGCTGGTGTTGGGCTCCGGCGGTGGTGCGTGGCTGGCTGCCCGGCATTATCGGCCGCTACTCGACGCCGCGAACACCAACCTGTTCAGTGCTCAGTCGGCGCGCAACAATCTGGAAGTGCTGGCGGGAGAGCAAGGCAGGAAGCTGGGTGAGCTTGTCCAGGCCGGCGACCTGCGGGAGCGAACTGCCGCCCAGGCCCAGGCAAAAGCAGCGCAAGAGGCCCAGCCCGACTACGCCGCCGCCAATCAGTTGTTGCGGGAGCGAACCGGCGGCGACCCTGCCCATGCTGCGGCGGCCATCATTGATCAGGAGTTGGGGTTATGAAGTCTTTTCTGGTGCTGTTAGCGGTGATACTGACTGGCTGCGCGGGCAGGGCGCCAGAAGTGCGCACTGTGCGCGTGGAGGTTCCGGTGCTGGTGCCGTGCAAAATAAAGGAGGTCGCCGTGCCGCCATGGGCAGCTGCCGGTCTGAAGAAGTCCGACAGCCTGGAAGTAAAGGTTCGGGCATTGTTGGCCGAGCGTCGGCAGCGGGTCGGTTACGAACGACAACTCCTTGCGGCATTGCGGGCGTGCCAATAGGATCGAAGAAAATTGGAGAAGCATTTTGTCAGATAAAATTTCTATCGAAAACATCAAGTCTGTTGCCTCTATTTTGTCAGCTATCGCCATTCCCGTCGTGCTCGCCCTAACTGGATATTTCGTGCAGCAAAGCATAGCGGAGGATGGGATTAAAAAAGATTACCTCACAATGGCGATGGGGATGCTCAAGGAGGGAGGAAGCAAGCTTGATCCGGAGCTGAAGAGTTGGGCAACTGCGGTAGTTTCAAAGTATTCGCCAGTTCCGTTTTCTGCCGAGGCAAAAGACAGGCTGAGTGGAGCTATTTACATCGAGCCATTCGTCCCTGATCTCCCTGCGATAGCCAGGCAAACGGATATTAGCGATATTTGCAAAGGTGGCTGCAGTGCGGCCCTCACTGCAAAGCATGAAGAATGGATTAGAGCGTTAGACGGTAAAACCGGGGACGAAGCGCTGGCTACGCTTGTGGCAGCATTTGATGAGTCTGTCCGGCACAGCGCTGATCTTGCTGGGGCGTTGGATGCGGCCAAGATATCTGGCAATGCTTGCGTGAGCATCTATGAAGTCATTAAAGGCCATAGCAGATAGCTTGCCGAGCTACGTATCTGAAATTTTCATCTGCATACGTCGGCGTAGTTCATGCAGTCCGTCGAGCCCAACTTGACCCAGCGCATGCTCAAAGAATTATCAGAATCACCGACGACGGTGACCAAGGACTGATCGCTTTGCTGGCTTGTCAGGCTTATATGAGAGCCATTGTTCGCTGACCTGTAGTTGTGGTCGCAAAAATTAGCATCACCTAATGAAACCAACCGCGAAGGATCGCAAATGACAAACCCAATCGTTCCATGGATGGGCGGCAAGCGCCGCCTGGCTGACCGCCTTATCCCGCTCTTCCCGCCGCACGAATGCTACGTTGAAGTCTTTGCCGGCGGCGCCGCGCTCTACTTCATGCGTCCCCAGGCCGCGTCCGTTGAAGTGCTCAATGACATCAACGGCGACCTGGTGACGCTCTACCGCGTTGTGCAGAACCACCTCGAGGAATTTGTGCGCCAGTTTAAATGGGCGCTCAGTTCTCGACAGGTGTTCGAGTGGCAGAAGATGACCCGCCCTGAAACACTCACCGACATCCAACGTGCCGCCCGTTTCTTCTACCTGCAGCACCATGCCTTTGCCGGTAAGGTGACTGGGCAGACGTTTGGTACCGCGACTACCGGGCCTGCGATCAATCTACTGCGGATTGAAGAGAACCTCTCCGCAGCCTGGCAGCGTCTTTCCGGGACCTATGTGGAAAACTTGGGATGGCTTGAATGTGCCGAGCGCTACGACCGGCCCCACACTTTCCACTACATGGACCCGCCTTACTGGCAGACCGCAGGCTACGGGGTGGACTTTCCGTTCGAAAACTATGAGCGGATGGCCGACTTCATGCGCCGCTGCAAAGGCAAGGTCATGGTGAGTATCAACGACCACCCTGATATTCGGCGGGTGTTTGAAGGGTTTCACTTTGAAACGCTGGATATCCGTTACAGCACAAGCAATCAGCGCCAGGGGAAAGCTGAGGTCAGCGGCGAGCTTGTGATCATGAATTGGAAACCCTCTGAACTTGGCGGGCTGTTTTAGGGTGCAGGCTGTATCAGGTCGGGACCCTTGTTCCGGACGTTGCCCACGGCCGTATCGACTTTGAACCATTCGAAGATCTCGGCCCGCTCGCCCTGGTGCAACACCATCTGCTCGGCGCGCTCCTTGGGCGTGGCCGGGTCCAACCATTCCCGCGCCAGGTCCGGGGTCAGCACCACGGGGCGCCGGTCGTGAATGTCTACCATTCCCCCGGCGCTGTCGGCGGTGATGATCACGAAGCCATCATGCTCGCCCGGGCCTTCATCAGCATCCGGTAGCTGGCCGATGGCGGCACAGAATATCGGTGCACCATCCCGCCGGCGGATGAGGTAGGGCTGCTTCTTTGAGCCGCCTTCATCCACCCACTCAAACCAGTTGTCGACAGGTGTTATTGCCCGGTGAGGCCAGATTGCGCGGAAGAACGGGCCGTGGGCCACTTTTTCCACCCGCGCATTGATGGGCGCGGCGCGGTCTTTCGCCCAGTGCGGCCGCCAGCCCCAGCGAACTGGATCGGCGTGGAGTAGGTCGCCCTGCAGGTGCAGCAGCGCAACCGCGGTTGTTGGTGCGACGTTGTACCGCTCAATCGGCTGATCGCCCACGGAGTTCGCCAGAGCATTGGGCATGCTCAGCGCTGCAACGAAGTCGTGGATTCCCCGGTACTGCGAAATTCTCCCGCACATAATCATCTCCGCTCGTCGGCCCCGATGAACAGCCGGTCCCCGGCCAATCTCTACACTGTAGACACTGGCTCGAGGTATTCGTCATGGCGATCAACATTGATCAGGTGAACGCAATGGAGGCGTGGTTTGCGCTGCGTAACGATCCAACCTTCATATCGGCCACACCGGAGGAGCGCTACGAAACGCGACTGGCCCTAGCTGACGACCTCAAGCAACAGGGGCTGATCAACGAAGGTGAGTGGCGTGAGCTGACTGAGGAAGCAGTTGCGGCCTATGCCGACGAGCTAGGCTAATGGCTGCTTGTAAACGCTAAGCTCGAGCAGCAATCGCTGATTCTCCCTGAGCAGATGGTCACGCTGTCCGGTGATGATCTTCACGCTTTGCACTGAGGCAAACGAATACTGCTGTTCCAGCAACCCTATTTTTTCAAGCGCCTCGGCGAGCTTTGTTTCTGTCTCGGCCTTGCCTGTCATCAGTAGGTCATTCATCTGCACCAAGCCGGCGATATTCGCCCGCGCTCGACGCAGCATGCGCTCGGTCTCCGCCAGCTCATCTACGAGGATTGAGCATTGGTGCTGGTACATCTCAAGGGGAGTGGGGCAGCCGAGCCAATCATCGGTGTCCATGTCAACGTTCAT